AGACAACTATTCTAGATCTTGCGGAATATATAAATATTTTAGGGAATTATAAATATTTCTCGATATTTTCTATTTCTTTATACTTTAGATATGTTAAGCTATCACATAAGCATACGGCAATTCTGCCCGCTTAATCAAAGTTATGAATACAACACGAATACTACTAATGTTAATGGATACGGGAGTTAAAGCTAACTCCGATCTATATAAAGATATGAAAATAAAGTTATTAGAGGAAGAACTAAAAACTTATAAACTTAAATTAAAAATAGCCAAAGAAAGGAGATAAAAGCTATGAATAATAAAAATAAAAAACAAATTAGAGACGCCGTACGCAAATTGCGCGAACTACTTGTTGAAACACACGACTCTATAAAAGAAAACCATGTATGGAGTCAAGATACAACACCAGCGCATGTATACGCCGTAATACTAAAAGAAACCCAAGATCTAACCAAAGAAGAATTTACGAGAGTAATTACGGGTAATTCCCACTCTATTGTTGATCCAGCCATTGCGATAATGAGGGGTGATTTAGTAGTAGACACTACGCATACACCTTTAGATAAAAAAGGGAGAGAGATCAAAAATGTTCAGTAAATCTTTTTTCAATTCTTTAATGAGTGCCCAATCTTTTTGGGCACTCATGATCTCCGCTTTATTACTTTTTGTAATTGAGTTTTTTCTTACTCTCTCTTTAACTCTTTTAGAGTCTGCAATTATTCGCGGTCTCATTTTATTGGGATTATTTATTCTTTTATCTTTTAAATTATGGAGCAACAAACAATGAAATTATCAACATATAACTTAAATGATAGGCAAGATGTATCGGATCTAATTTGTGAAGCCGACAACATAGAATTAAAAGAAAGCCGTAACGTAAAATATGGGAAAGAAAGCCGTAACGGTTGGAAAGTTACAATCGAAATCGATGGCAATTTCTTATATTTTAATTCAATCGATGAAAATAAAGTTTTAATAAGGGATCGTAACGATCAATTTGGATTAAGCTCTACAGTATTTTTGACTAGAAAAGAGTTGCCACTACTTTATGCGCAAGTTGTTACAGATATAGTCGATGGATATTTAACAATGGAGGAATAAAAAATGTTCGATCATAAATTAACTTTTAAAGAGTGGTTATTATTAATCCTTTTAATAATAGTTTCACCAATTCTAATACCATTTTACTTATGGAGGAATTTCTAATGAAGCACCATCTCTTTATAACTGATAAAAGGTGTTTAGTTCTTAAAGTAATTGACTGCGATAATGAAAAAACAGTAATGCATTTAATAGAAGATAATGCGACTGATATGCTAGCGCGGTTGGTTGAAACTATAAACAAAGGTCATTACGACTCCTTTACAAATTCAAAAATAGTAATTGAGGAAATTTCTAATGAGCAAGCCTAAACTATCTGGTACGTCAAAAATGCCGTGTAAATCTTGGAGCTTACCCGCTTGGGAAACTTGCCCAAGTGCTAAGGGAACAGATGGCAAGCCAGTTGACGCGTGCGCTAATTGCTACGCGCTACAGGGTGCTTACCAGTGGAAGCCAGCAAAGGAATTGAGGGCGTACAATTTAGAGAATTGGAAACTTAATACTTGGATTGAAGATATGATTGTTTTAATCACTAAAGAGGGAAAGCGAAATAAAAAGAATTTATTCCGCTGGTTCGACAGTGGCGATATCTACTGTCTGGATCTGGCTCTAAAGATTGAGCAAGTTATTAAAGCTACGCCGAATATTAGGCACTGGATACCGACCAGACAATATAAGGATAAAAACGTAAAGCCTATATTGGATAGGATTAACAAATTGCCTAATGCGGTTGCGCGTTTTAGTAGCGATAGCGTTAAGGGTGTTATTTTAGATAGTGTCTACAACTCAACAATTACGCAAAACGCCGACGATATTAAATCTTCCAAAGGTGTTTCTATTTGTGGCGCGTATAAAAGAAAGGGTAAATGTGAGTCTTGCACGGCTTGCTGGGACAAACGAATAAATACGATCGTATACCCATTGCATGGAAACAAAGTAAACGCTAAGCGGTTCTCCGTTTAGTATTGTTTTTTATTTTTAATTATGTTTTAGGGAGGGGATTAGTTTCCTCTCCCTTTTTTTATATATTCCGCAAGATCTAGAATAGTTGTCTAAGCGGTGGCTGTCGCTCTAATTTTGAGTACAGCTTTTTTTCTTTGGTGTTTTATCATGATTTACCCTATGTTTTGAGTCTTGCCAGCCAAAATAAAGCAATTTAAATAGCGCATATTGCGCACCGCAAAATCGAGATCCGTTTTTGACAGTTAAAATAATTGACTCAGTCGCTGGGCATATTCCCCCTTTTCGTTTCGATTTGCATAGCATTAAAGGGTAAGAACCGCTAGCCAAAAAAAAAGCCCTAAACCGCACAGATTTAGGACTCTTTAAGACTCTTTAACCACACAGAGAGATTAAAAGACTATAACCAGAGCTATCATACCACACAGAAAACCACACAGAAAAGCCACTGTAATAGGGAATATATTATCTTTATGCCTATCTTCCATATTCTTCATCACCCATTGTGGTAGCCATAAGTAAAGATTTTCTAATATCTCTCAAAACATTAGCTTCATTGTCCCCTAAAAGACAAAGATCTACATATGTCCATGCGTCCCAGTCTTTGATAGGCTCGCTATCACCTACGCCCATAGGCTGGTAGAAAAGCTCCCCATCATTATCTACGCAATAATATGAGCCGTTTGGCTCATAATAAAGAACACCACCTTTTATTAAATCATAGTATGTTTTCATTGCTCAACCTCATTAAAATTTGTGTGGTGGATTATAGAGTCAATTCTACATAGTACATCGTCAAAAGAAACTACATCGAAAGTTTCTTGTTGATCTAGCCAAAATTCAACAGTTTTCCTGTAGCTGTAGCTATATACAGAAAGCTTTATATCTCCCGCTTTTCTGTTAGAGGTATCTACCCAGTCACTACAACCGCCAATTTTTAGGTGAGTGCAATTATGTTCATGGGGATCACTAATAACAAAAGTTATATAAAACCAAAGCATATCGGGGTGATCTTTATCCACATAGTTAATAGTGCAAGACTCATCGCATAACTCAAAGTCACCGACGACACTATCACCTTTTTTCGCTAAAAAATCAACAACGGTTAAAGCTTTTACAGCCACAAAATATGGTAATTTTTCCAGCTCTTTAACTAAGTTTTCATAAGTAATTTCTTTTAAATTCATAAATTTTGTAACGGCGAATTACCGTCTCCTAGATCTTATTCTACACTATTTTATTTATATTTTAAAGCGATCCAGCAAAATATTTATATTTATTCTTGGGTTTAAAATGTGTTCTCTACTGTTTGTTTAGGTGTGTTTAAGCTGTTTAAGTAGACTGCGTCTTTTACAAGCAAGAAAAAACCCATGCAAATCTGTCAAAAAACCACATAGCACAGTTCTACTACCACATAGCGTAGCTTCCCTGTGTGGATATGGCATCTATTTTAAGGCGATTTGAGAGCCTTTATTTAGCATAGGCATGAATACACTAAAAAATATAGAACGTGCGTCAGAATGCGCGTGTGTGCGTGTGGCTAAACGCTGATCCAGCTGGGGTTCTTGTCTACATAATCAGATACTTCTTGTAATCTGCGTAGCTCCTTATCTAATCTC